CCAAAGGAATGAAGTGGGTTGCAGATGATGAACTGCTGATTGATTTTTTCTCTACCGACAAAACAAATTTGTGGGACGTTATAAAAACGATAATAGAAAATTTGGGGCGTGGCGAGATATTCCACGAAACAACTATCGACAGTAATAACAACATTGTATGTAACATTGCCATTGTTGAACGTATCGGCACAGATAACGGCGTCAGACTGCGTTTAGAAAAGAATATGCAAAGCATATCAATAGAACGCAACGTAAGCGATATGATAACTCGTTTATGGGCGTTCGGAAGTGATGATTTAACGGTCAGCAGTGTAAACGGCGGCAAAGCATATATAGACAGTCCAAACATTGAAAAATACGGTGTGCAAGAGGGGTACAAAGATTACAGCGACTATACGTCAGCGGACAAACTGTACCGCAATGCAAAGTGGGAATTTGATGAGGATAACGAGGATAGAATTGATGCACCGCAGTTGACAATCAGCGGTAAATTGATTGACCTATCAAAATTAGCCGAATACGGCAAAGCGGAAAAGTTGGAAATAGGCGATACGGTACACGTATTTGACATAGACGGTACGGAATATGTGCAGAGGGTAATTGAGTATCAGGCATATCCGTTGGAGCCGAAAGAGAGCAA